AGGGGTATTAACTTTAGGTGTTTCTTCTTGCTGTTGAACAGGCTCAGGCTTAGGTTCAGGATTAGCTTTAGCTTCAGCAACTTTTTGAGCAGCTGCTGCGTAAGCTTCTTGCGCAGGAGTGTAAACAGTTTTATCTGCATTATCTGCAACTTTGTTTGCAAAATTGCTAGCCGAGATACGCGGATCTTCCTGTTGAGGCGCAGAACTTGTTGCCGGAGGTGTAGGATTTGAATAGTTAGAAAGTTTGGGAGCTGTGCTAGCGTTTACATATTGATCCATCACAACGCCAGGGGCAATACTGGCCGCGTACGTTTTACGTGCCTGAGTATCGGTAGCCGCTTTACTTTCACCAATCCGCAAAAGTGCTGGATCTACGTTGGCCTTTACAGGCGCCCCGGTCATAGCGTAGATTTGATCCTGCAAACCCCCTTCTTTATAAACGCGATCTTTAAGTTCCTGCACATATTTTGCAGAAGCGTCAAAATCACTTTGCGGAATTACAGACTGGTAAACCTTAGGGTCAACCGGGGGCGGCGTGTAAACTGAAGCCGGTTTGCTGCCCATCTTTCTTTATTACTTAAGTTGGATTGTTACGTTGATTTTACTTGAGGCAAACTTGTACAAATGCTGAACACCGACAACTCCGAAGGGAATAAAGATCAGGACCAGCAAAAGTTCGGCAACAGTGATGGGTCGTTTCATGAATGTACTTGTACTGACATGGACGAGTTTAACAACCTTTTGTCCAAAGTGTCCACTAAAGTCTTGTGGACAGTTTTGATGACCCAACAAGAGCGGCAGCTGGCAACGGCTTGGTGGGAAGCCTGCAACTACGGAGGCAAACCAAAACCAGGAAATTTTAGCGAAATGGAGCCAAAAAGGAATTATATGGAGTTGGTTTTACGTATCCAGCACTGCAAACAGTGGAAATCGCACAAAAACAAGCTAAGCTAGTCCAATAATTGCTTGGCCCCAGTGGAATTGGAATTTGAGTTGGAACAAGAGGAGGTCGTCCAAGATACTTTTTTACCTTGTCAATATTTAAGTCACAGGTTTAATAACTTAGAAATTTCAAAAGTTACTGTTGATAATTACGAAGAGTTGCTTGCAACTTCTTTAGCTGAACAAGTAAGCATGTTTATCCCTCCATCTGGAAGCTTTAAAACGCCCGACTTGCACAGATATTTAGAACTTTTAAAAACATACGAGACTAGTACAAATGATCTAATTTTAGGCTTTTCGTTAGCCGATCAAATTAGGATTACTTTTAGTGACATGAAGCCAGCCACCATTTGTGAAAAGTTTCCTGACATTGATCTGGTCACAAAGCGCAGATATCGATGCGTTGCAGAATATCTTATACGGCAAGGCGAACTTGCCAAGGTAAAGGATCAAGACGGTAAGCTTGTTAAGAAGGTAGGAAACATGGGCAAAGCAGTGGTAATCTATGAACCACTTCCCAAAATCCTCCAAACCCTACAACGCTCAGGGCTTACTGATTTTATTAAACATGGCAAACCGACGCAAGGAACTTCTGGCAAAACTGAACCTGTCGAACCCGACTGAAGAAGAAAGTATCTTGGCGCAACTTACTATTGAGCGGATTTGCGCTGACATGTGTGACTTTTACGAAAGGTTCTATGCACAAGAAGGCCCTGGCGTGATCGTTTATGTGCCAGAAGCAGAAAAAGAGGAGGACACAATGTTTTACCTTACTGTGTCAAAAATGATTGCTGCTCTAGATGATTTTAGGAGCGAAAAGCAAACAGGTCCGGAAGAGATTATGCAAAAAGCTATTGCAAGAGCTGAATCATTGGATCCCAGCAAAGAAGGGTTGTTTATTATTCAAGATAAAAAACAAATGTCGCTAACTCATTACAACAAAGAAAACCCGGTCATGGGTCCGGTTATTGCATGAGCAATCGGCCTTGGATTCCCAAGTACCAGTTACTAACAAAAATAAGTAATATTGTAGACGATTGGTTAACTCCAGTCGAATATTTACCTTATATTGATGCATTACTTGGAGACATTGATCTTGACCCATGTTCCACAACATTGGCCAATGATCAGTTTTTAAGGGCTAAACAAATCTACACACTTAAAGACGACGGGTTAAATATAGAAACTCCGTGGACAGGAAAAACTTATTTGTTTCCGCCTACGTATGGTAAATGTTCTTACAGTAAAGAAAGAGGAACATTTAGGTGGTCATTAAGAGGAGGAACCAACGGTAAGTCACCTTCTCATTATTGGTTTAATAGATTAGAGCGTGAGTGGAAACTTAGAAACATACCTGAAGCGTTGTTTTTTACAACTAATCCTGAGGTAATGCGTACTAATTTATCAATATGGGATTATCCAGTTTGCATTTTAAAAGATAGATGTAGGTTGATCCACGGGAGGAGGCTGGTGGTAACTACAGCTCCTTTTGCTTGGGGTTACTTTGTGTACTTACCTAAAGCACACTTAGGATTTAATCAGGCAGATAATTTTATTGATATTTTTTCACATTTAGGAAAAGTTATTTACTGACCAGCAGCGGCAAGGCGCCTAGCAATTGGGCTGCGCCTGGCGGCATAAGCGTTTTTAAATGAGTACGTGGCGTCTCCAGGGCCTGACATTAGGAAGCGTCCCTCTCCCTGGCGATCTTCGGTCAAGCTGGGTCGTTGTGACTCCAGGCGGGCAAAAAGAAACTTCTCAAGAAAGCGTTTGCCGCTTTCGTTATCAGAAGCATTTTTGACGCCCCTATACCGGTTATCTACTTCGTAATCTGTGCTAGGCTTCCGGTCCATGCCTCCATTCTGGCATCACCAATTTTTAATCTGTTATGAGCAGCACCTACGAATGGCCGTTAGCAAATTCGTACGCATGGTCTGCGCCAAAGTTAATTGGTTTGTACTCACCTCGTCCTCGTAGCGGTAAATCTACTGTTGCCAATCTTTTAAGTAACGAATACGGATATGAAATTGCTCCGCTTGCTGGACCATTAAAAAAAATGATTTACGAGTTTTTGTCAAACACGCAATTATCTTTTTCAGAAATTCGTGATTACATGACAGATAAAAAAGAAGACTGGCTGCCTGGTAACTGGGATAGGCCTTTAACGCCTAGATATTTGATGCAAACTTTAGGCACTGAGTGGGGAAGAGAGTGCCTTGGTGAAAACATTTGGATTAATTTGTGGATGAATTCGTTAAAATTTGATGAAAATTTACGCGTAGTAGCTGATGACGTTCGTTTTGTTAATGAAGCGCAAACAATTCGTGACAAAGGTGGAGAAATTTGGTGCGTTGTTCGCGAAGTTCGTGCTATTGAAGAAACATTAAAACACGCAAGTGAGGGTGGACTAAATGAGTTTAAATTTGATAAGTACATTTTTAACACTTCTACATTTGCTCACTTAGAAAACAATGTTAAATGTGCGATCAGCGGAAAAGGATTTAACAACGACAGGATTTTAAACGCTTACGGTCCAGAGCTTCAGTTAATTGACATGCTGGATTGGGTACAAAGCACTAAAGGTTGCGAGGCGAACCCAATCCCGCCGGAGCTTGATTCCAGTAACGAAAAAATCGACGTATAGTTTCGCCACTAGGGTCCCACTCCATGACTTTGCGCTCCAAATATTCAATTGCTTTAATTTGATTTGGCGATCCTACAAAACTTTCTCCAATATTTAGCAAACAATTGTTGAAAAGGCACTTGTGCTCAGTAAAAAGAGGTACTTGTAAGTCAGGTGAAATGTAAGTATTAAGCTCAACCCGGCGGCGTTCTTTTAAAATCTCACTGGCGTAACGGTACTCAGGATTAATGTAGGGGCTCCATTCTTTAATAATTAAGTTTCTGCTTGCACGTGCATTAATTAGCTCCAGGAGACGGCATTCTTTAAAGGCAATCAAACCAACACTATGAGCAAAGCTTAAAATTGCAGCCCTTTTTTTAGTATTAAGCGGCATAAAAACATAGCTAGATAATTTATCAGCTAGTTCTTCTAGGTCTTTTATAAGTTGCTTATCAATTTCTTCACGTGTTACTCTCATGCTGGCCGTGGGCCAATACTTACCAATTCGCTTGCTACCGTAACCAATGCGCCATTCGCCGTGTTCAGTTTTGTACGGAGCAAAACGGCCAAAACCACAATTGGTCCTGGCCGGAGTGTAATGTTGAATTAGTTTGATTGCTGTTTCGTTTAAAAAAGGGCTTTTGTATTTATCAGGAAGTTGGGACAACGACGCTACCAATGTAGGAAGCTTCAGAATAGTCGTCAAAGGTCAAAAGCACAATATAGTTTTTTGACGCATCCGTAACTGTCACACCAATAGCGCCTTTGCCTTTACCTGCTTTAGCGATATTACAATATTTGAAATAGCCAGTAGGAGCGGAACCTGCAGTAAAAGAGTCCTCTTGAAAAATTTTGATATCAATTAAAGCAGAGCTTTTATCAATTTTAACAATGATGTCTTGGCTGGTTCCATTAGGGTCTATACGGAAACCCCTGACTAAGTCACCAGTGTTATTTGCTGCTGTAGGGCCAAGGTAGGTGATTTCGGTGCCACCACTAACTTGTAACCTATCAAGAGTTCCCTTAATTGTGCGAGTAGTAGTTGCCATGATTATCAAGAAAGCTGAGACTTAGTGGAAAAGCTGAAATTAATCTCGGCGTCAATGCCGTGGTCCTTTAAGATACTGAGGAACAGCTGACGGTCAGTCAGGTGTTGGTGAAGCATTTCAATAAACGCTTCTTCCAAGTCATCTCGATCCAAGTTTTTGATGGCCAGTGCAGCGGAGTGCACAGCAAACTCCTGGTTCATGGACAAATTTAGAATTGTGCTGTTCATTAAAGCGCCCAATCTATGGATCAATTCTAACAGTTCTAATTTGAAGTGCAAGCTCTTGGTTCAGTTAGCCGAGATTTGGAATGTTATACGTGCATTATTCCCACCGGTTTCCTTTAAAAAGTTTGCTCTCACTTTTTTTACTGGCGATCCAGTGGAGTTGTAAACGTACGTACCGTTCTCAGTAATAGTGTTAGATATCATTGCGCCGTAGTTAGTTCCATCCATGCTTCCTTCTAAGCGCACAACAACACTTGTATCAATATCTTGTACAGTTACCATTAGGGTATAGTTCCTTGTTGAAAGGTAATTGATCGTGTAAACGTCGTAACACTCTGTGACGCCAGGAATACACAGAGTGTCTGGAAAGAAAAATACTGTCTGCTGGTAACCCTCAAAATAACTCATAAAATTTCTTTAAATCACTATTCAGATTGTACTGTCTGAGTTACTTTCAGTTGGTCACGGGCCTCCTCCTCCGAGTCAAACCACCACCAGCCGTCAATGGGGTAGGCGTGGTCGGCGTGGGTTTCTCGCAGCAGCTCAAAGGTCGGCGCTGAGACAAAGAGCGGGCCGAAGAACAGCTTGCCGCTGTCGGGGTCGAGTTTGTAGAAGCCTGAGGTGTCGTTCATGGTGTGGGATTAGCCGGTGACGGTCCAGCCTTTGGCGGTGGCGATACTGCGGGTGCAGGTCGCGGCACCGTAGTTGTTGGAGATAGTGATGGTTTGGGAACTGGCAGTGCCGAGGTTAGTAAAGATTTCGTTGAGAGCGGCGGCGCTTAGTTTGCAATTGGCAAAGCTAATTGAAAACTTGCATCCTGTGGCTCGAAATCGAGCTAAGTTGTTAGCAAGTTGGCACATGCTTGTAGCGCCGCTAGTAGTAATTGCGCTCATAATTAATGCCGGCACTGTGGCAAGTGAGTAGCAATTAGTAAACATACTTAACATATTTGTCACCGCAGCCGTATTAAATAAAGGTACTGTAGTTAGTGAGTAGCAGGCAGAAAACATGCCTGACATATTT